TAAAAACTCCAACAAATCAACTGGCTTTTGGGTCGGATGTATGCTGTTGTGGTTTCCGTTACTGTATTGTAGCAAGTTGCTTGGGTAGTTTGTGTAGCTACTTTTATTACTGTGTTCTTTTTGCTCACCATAAACCTTTTCACCTTTTTTGTATTTAAAGTGGTTCGGTCTAAAATTATAAACCTCACACTCAATTAGCCCTTGTGGGTTGTAGGTCGGTTGCTTTTTATAAAATACACAAATATCTTCTGTTTGCCTTAACGGTTGCTTCTTTGCGTTTAAATGGTTTGTTTTTGTCTTCTTGTCCCACACGTAAGAGTATTTAAACATCTTCAAATTACTGCTTATTAAAACACTTGTAAAGGGTTGTGAAGCAAAAAGGATTACAGCGCCATTATCTTTAATTATTCTTTTATACTCAGTCCACAATGAACCCATATCAATAATACTATCCCATTTGCATTGTGTTGTCCCATACGGCAAATCACAAATAATTGCATCAATACTTTTGTCGGGTATGTTTTGCATTTCGGTTAAGCAATCGCCTTGAATTAGTTCTGTCATCTTATCGAGTATTTACCTGAGTTAGTTTTCAGCTTCTCCATTGCCACGTATCGTAGCGCATCGAGAGCGTGGTTGTTGTCATCTTCGGGTTGGTTGGTTACTTGGTTGGTCTTGTAGTCCCGTTTCCATGCGTAGTTTCTTAACTCCCGAATGACATTAACCGAGTCTTGATGCACCATTATCTGTACAGATTTCAGCTTGTCAATTCCTGACCTTACGCTGTCCTGACCTTTGGCAACTGGTCGGATTCTGAAGCCAGCCCTTCGGATTTCCTCGATGCTCTTTGGCTCTGCTGAGTCGGCTATTATCTCATCACTTCGTTGTAGCCCGCACTTCCTTGCAATGTCTGCATTCGTTAACCCCGTTTCGTAAAGCACTTCACGAACCCACAGCTTGCCTTCTTGATAAAGAACCTCCACCAATGCGGTCGGGTCTGCGGTGAACCCGAAGTCAAGCCCGTATGCTTTCCACTTGTAACCCGTTGGAAACTCTTTTGTTTCTGTCCAGTTCTCGTATATCGCGCCTTCTCTTCTTGACCTCTGACCTAATCCGTAGACCTTCCACTTGTATTCGTCTGCCGTTCCTCGTGATACGTTAAAAGGTGTCGGCTCGTAGCTGTTAATCTTGTCGCGGATGTGCTGGTCGAGGAAGGTGTTGTCCAGCATCGTGGAATGAATCAGCACCACATCGTCCCGTTTCAAGACGTTGTCGTAAATCCAATGCTCATCTGTTGATGGGTTGTAATCGAGAATCCACTTGCCCTTACAACGCTGCTCCAGTTGGTCGAAGTCGTCCTTGCTGGTTTCGATTGCCTCGTTGAGCCAAAAGTAATCGGTTTCGATACCGTGTAGCTTCTGCGAATCGTCAAGCCCGTAGAACTCAAATGTAGAGCCGTGTGCTGAGTAGATTAAATCGGTCTTGTTGAACGCCTCATCTTCCCATACCTCAAGGCTTTGGAGTACCTTCTTGAATGTGTCGAGTACGGTCGGCTTAATCCACGTCCTCCGAAACCTCGCGATTGCGATTCTCTTCGGTTCTTGTAGTCCTGTAAGGTAGATGGCTTGGCAGATGCTCCACGTCTTGGAGGAACGGCTTCCACCCTCAAGCACAATTCCCCGAATGGATTTATCATTAAGGGCTTGCCACAGGTCATCAAATACGCCAGTTCCTTCAATTTTCACGTCAGATTATTGGTTGACTTTTTGGTCGGTTTCGTCAGTCTAAGGCTCAACGTCTTTCGACCTTGCCGATTCTTGCTGTGCCTTGCCGCACACCTGACACTTCTTACCACCGTTAATGTAGTCCTTGCGCCATACGTGGTTCTTGCAGAGCCTCTGTCTCATCAGTCTTACATTCTCGTCTGCCTTGCGGATGAACTCCTCCGCTTCATCTCCTTCAAGTGTTGGGATGAACACCGATGCCTTCTGCGTTGAGCAACTCAGTTTATGGAATCCAACTTTATGGCACACCGGGCATTCTGTCATTTCTTCTCAGGTCTGTGTATTACTATCTCCACCTTGTCGGGCTTACCACCGTTAACGGTCTGCTCTACCTCCTCTTTCGGCTTGCCGTACACCCTATCGAATAACACGTCTAAGATATGAATCGAACCCTTCTCGTAGTCCCTCTGCGCTTTCTTCGCTATTAGAGCAATCCAAAAAGGTAGCTGGTCGTTCTTTGCCAATTCAACCAACTCGCTCCGGGACTTGCCGAGTACGTTCTTTATGATGTCTTGCACCTGACCCTTCGACAGCTTGACGTTATGCTCATCCAAGAAGTGTTCCTTCAGCAGAGTTTCAACGTTCTTCGGTCGCCCTTTCGGGTTTCCGCTCTGTCCTTTCTTGAAGGGTTTAAGGTTCTCAGGTGTTCCGCCTTCGTTCATTGTTTAATCTATGTTACTTTCCACAAGTTGGACAAATCTCTTTCGGTTCGGTTGCTTTCGGTTCTTCGTCTTTATCTACCCATTTGTCAGGAGTAGCAAGTCCCCAATCGTTTAAGAGTTGATAGTCCCATTTGTTAGCCAAGTCATCCCAATCGAACGACCCAGTGTTTGCGTTTAGACGAATGTTCAATTCTCGTTCGTCCTCATCATTAAGGTCAAGGACAACGCAAGGCACTTCTGTAACCCCCATTTCTTGAAGTTGTCGCACTCTGAAGTGTCCTCCTACGATGTAACCCGTTCTTTTGTTCCATACTATTGGCTCAACTATTCCGTACTTCTTGAGCGATTCCATTAAGTGCTTGCCTTGCTTCTCGGTGCTTGTTCGCGGATTGTAAGGTGCTGGAATCAACTCCGTGATGTGCTTGGTTTCAATCTGCATTGATAGTTACTTTAACGAGTGCTTTCTTACCCTTCTCTTTGAGACAACATTTTTTGAATTTCTTACCGCTTCCACAAGCGCATGGGTCGTTACGGTGTATCCTTACAAAAAAATCCATTCTTGTAGTTGCTTAGTGCTTGTTGTGGAGTGTCTCCCATTGCTTTCTTGCATGGTTCTCCGTTCCAGTAATCGTCTGCGGCATCTCGATGAAAGCAGTACCACTTCATTTGGTAGGTGTTTTGGGTGATATACAGCCCATAGTTCTCATGGTTCTCGTTTTGCCTCATCTAATCTTCTTTTGATTTCGATTGCGACCCCCGCCTTCTGCGCTTCCTTTTTGGTGGGGTAGATGCAGTTTCCGTTTCCCCACCTCCATTTTCCGTTATCGCATTTTCTTGCTGGCATTGGTAAAAGTTTAAAAGTGCAACACTCATTAACTGAGGCGTCCGTCCACAAGTGAAACAGACTTTGGCTTTCGGGTCGATGTAACTCCAAGCATCTTGATATAGTTTCTGTTCTTCTCTCGTGATTCTTCCCGAGTAACGCCCCTGTCCCATCATCGTAATTTGGTCGAGCCTCTCAGCTATAAATAGCAAAACTTCATTTTTGTCCATCGTTAGAATTTTCTTTGTTTATAATCCTCACAACCCAAACCAATAATAACAACATAAAACACAATAAAACTAAGTCGCTCATATTTCGAACCTCCACATCAATCTTTCAAATAACACACTCAGCAAAGGCACATAAAGAAGAGCCTCAGTAGTGTGAAAGCAACACATCGCAAACCCGAACCAAAAGGACATACAAAGCCGACAGTCCAATGGTTTAAACGAATAGCTTTCGTCCATTCCCATCCACTTTTTTAGAAGTAGGTCTATTGCGAATACCTCAATCCAAAGGTAGCTTAATACGCTCGCGGATAATCCGCTCAAGATGTATAGCATAGTAATTATCTCTTAGTTGTTCAAGTGCTTTATTAACGGTGTTTCCAATAGATTTGTAAGGAATGTCTACTTTCTTTCCGACCTTTCGGTAGCTGCCCTCTTCCAGCCACAATTTAAGAACCTCCTTGTCGTACCAATGAAGTTCCTCGATTAGAATCTCCAAGAGGGTAATATCGTCCTCTTTCTCCCAGTCGTAATCCTCTCGCTCGTGGTCTACCCTCTTGTGGTTGTGGAGGTCGTAGAGTTTTGAAAAGCTGGAGCGTTTACTGGTCGCCATTGTCATCATCGTCCGAACTACATAAAACCTCAAGTAGCCGCCTTCGTTTATCTGTTGCCATTTCTCGTCAGGCATTTCTAAAAGAAGAAGAGCCACCTCTTGGATAAGGTCATCCGGGCAATTGCATAGCTTCTGCGCGAGTTCGTACAACTCTTGGTCAGATAGTAGGTCGATTGCCGCTTGGTCTTTCACGGGCTTAAATGTAGTTATTTATTTCAAACTCAATCAACAAAAGTTACTTCGTTCTCGATTATCTCGTCAATCTTGTTCTGACAATGCTCTAAAAGTTCGATTATGGTCAGGTCAGTATTACCTCCGCCGTAAGCTGTGTTAAGGAACTTCTCAACCTCCTTCTGAAACGAGTTACCCTTTGCTTTCAGTTGCTGCTTGAAATGATTACTGCCTCGCATTTCGTCCAGTGCGTAAACGAATAGCTGCCCGTAAACCATTGCTTTGATTGTTGTTTTGTACTCTTTCATTTTCTTAAATCTTCTCCTTTTACTCCAATAAAATTAAACATCTCGTATATACGTGATTCGATTCGCTTGCCGTACTTCTTGCCAATCATCTCAGCATTTAGATTTGTCGTAGCAAATGTCAGGTAGCCCTTGTTCGTGTATAGCTGGTGTCGCTGGGTCAACGCATCAACTCCGACATTTATCTCTGTTCCGTATCGTTTGATGGTCGTATGCTCTTCTCCGATGTCATCAATGGCGAACATCTTGGACTTCATAGCTGATTCCAAACTGAACAAGTCTTCGCCTTCTGCTTGGTAGATGCGCTCCATTTCAAAACCCGTGTAAATTTTAAACTTGAACTTCTGAGCGTAGCCCATGAACAAGCTGAGTGATTTCAAGTAAACCGTTTTCCCGACCCCAGTCGAACCCATTAAAATTAAACCCTTGTCGATGTCTCCGTTGAAGGAATCCAATTGAAGAGCGTAGCGGACAATTTGGTCGGTTAACTCAGGGTGTTTGTCTTTCCACTTCGGAAGAACGTAACGGCAGCACGTCTCAAATGATGCCCTTGCGGTTTCAAAGTTATGCTCTTCGTACTTTCTAAGCTGGTAACGAGCATCTTGCCCCTTCTCAATTCTGCTAATGTAGTCGTCTATTCTCATGGGTATTCAACGTTTTCAAAGTTCTTAAAATCGTACTCTTGGTTCTTCTTTAGGTTGTCGGGTTTAAACCAAATGCTCCGAGCCTTCTGTTTCCAATTCTTTACGGTGTTGCCTCTGCCATCCTTCCAAACTCTTCCGCGTGGTTTTCTGCTTTCCTCGTAGTATTCAAACATCTTGGTCGCTGATTCCTTAGTGTAACCATTCTCGTCAAAATACAAAATTACTTCTTCAAGCGATGGTGGTTGCTGTTCCTTGTTTATTTGTTTACTTGTTTCTTGTTTATCTATACTACAAGTGCTTTCACTTTGCTTTGACCCGTGCTTTATCAATGCTTCGTCAAGTGCTTTATTAAGTGCTTTGTCAAAATTTGATAGGGCAACTATATTAGCAGAGTATTGATTCTTCGACCTTTGTATCATCTCAATGAATCCCCACTCAACCAAATCGTTAAGCGTGTTGATGTAGGTATTGTAAGACTTTATTCCGATAGCTTCCATCGCCATCGTTGTTGGCATTCCGAACTTCTTCTTCCAGCCTAATCTATTGCAATGCTCAACGGCAAAGAAATACAGAGCGGTGTGGTTTGGTTTAATCTTCTCAGGATTCTCGAAGCACCAGTCAAACCAGTTACGTGATAGTTGGTAACCGTTCATAATAAAAGAAAGGGGTTGGCGTTGACTGCGCCCCTCCCGTTCAGCCCTCGAAGTAGCCGTCCGTTTGTTTTAACCCCGTAAAGTAGTTTCTTCATTTCTTCGAGTTTCAGATAAACGCTTGTCAGGCGTTCATTAGTAAGTAGCAAATATACAAATTTGTGCCACTTGGAAATCATTTTTCTCGTTCATAGCCAAGATTCCACATTATGAAATCAAGCACTCTCAGCTTCCAGTTCTGCATATTTCGTGTGAATTGATTTAACTAACTTGTCTTGAACTTGGAGAGCGTGCCTCATGGTCTTGATTGAATAAAGAACCGTTGAGTGGTCTCTGTAGAACATCTTGCCAATGTCTTGCAAAGAGTACCCGCTTCCGTATAACTCCCGATGCACTCTGTAGATAGCGTACTGTCGAGCGATTGTTACATTCCTCATTCTTGTCCTCGCTTTCATCGCTGAGTAGCCGATGCCTGTGGCTTGCTCAACTCTGTTAATGATGTCCTTGCAGCTCTTGTCGATGTGCTTCTCGCAGTAGACTCCTTGAATTGCTGCCAGTAGAGTTTGGCAATCCTCTCCGAAGTAGCCTTGATGTAGGTCTATTATCTTAACGAGTTGCTCTTTTAAACTCTGTGATAGTCTTATAACTTGCATCTCCAAACGTTTATCTGTTTACCGAAATCTCCTTCTATCTTGTAGCCAGCCTTCTCTATTAACCCTTTCTTGTGGAGGTTCGAAAATGACCTTCTTATGGAAGTAATAGGAGTGTTTGCCCACTTGTCGGAAGATAACGGCTCCATGATTCTGAAGTGCCGCAGAACCCTCTCAGGCGTAACGCCAAGCTGGTCGTGGTTTCGGAAATAAATCAAGATAAGTTCGTCCTGACTTTTTGCTTTCTCTTGGGACTTCTTTAACTCTGTCCCTACCTCGTTGTTCGTGTTGTAGTAACTCATCCTTTCACGGTCTTTGTATAAAGTCCCCAAAACCAAGAAGTGGTTTCTGTCTTTACTGGTTCAACTTTTTTCTTTGGTTGTGCCTTTGGTTGTTCCTTCGGTTCTTTGAAATCAACCTTTAGCTGTGGTTCTTTTTTAGGTTGCTTGCCGTTGACCTGTTCGTTCATAAAGTCGGCTAATTCCTCAGCCATTGAAAGAGTTACGTTGCCAACCATCCAGTTGTATCTGCATTTACTTCTCGTTTCAATCCAACCTAATTTTAATAAGTTCGTGATTAAGTTATTAGTTGCTCTGTACCTTCTGCCGAGTTCCTTGCTAACGATTCGCTCGTTCTTTCTACAAGATTCTTTCACTTCCTCCAGCATTGCCGCATACTTGATTGTCGTTGTTCTCATTGTTTGTTTATGTAATTAATTATTTTTTCTTGGGTTCTTACGCTGACCTTCTCGCCAGCAAAGTAAGCATACACGGTTTGAGTTGACAGTCCCGTGTCTTTGGCTATTCTGTAAGCGGTTATCTGCTTGGCGTTAGCCTCCGCTATCACTTCGTTAATCTTGGGTATTGGAATCATTTGGTATAAGTGTTATGGGTTCTTGTTCTTCTGTCCAGTATTCAATGATAGGCTCATCAAGTGAGTGGTCGATGTAGTACGTGCGTCCGTCAATCTCAAGAAAGACCCACTTCTCGGTGGTTAATGTGA